CCCTCGGGATATCCCTTCATTAATAAATAAGGCTACCGGAACGGCATAAACATTCCCATCGTCGGCAAGCATTGTCGGCGCGCATTTCATGGATTCAAGATCGATAGCCGATATCGAAGGAGAACAGTTTATAGTCAAATATCGACCTTCATGCCGCAATGTTATGCTATTAATGGAATTCCCGCCAAAGTCCATAGTCGGTTCAAATTCGGGTTTGATATGTTTTACCCATGAATAAACCTTGCTTAAAAAAAGCGTCTTTACATTTTTTTGCATCCAGGCATTAAATGGTGTTCTTATACGAACATTCTGAATTACATCTTTGTATTCATTCCAAATAATAAACGCCTGAACAACGTCTTCTATTTTGGTTACACAAAACATGGCAGAGAATACTTTTGCATTGATTTCACGGATATTCTCAAGAGCATAGCTTTGTGCATCTGTGATATTTTGGATACTTATCGATGCCGGGAAATATTTTCGGTTATCGTACCTAGCAGACTCGGCATATTCGCTGAGATATTTTTTATCAGCAAATTTTATTCCGTTAGTGAGTATTAACTGGAAATTCGGCATCGAACCAACAATATCAAACAAGTTGCCATGGCATGTCGGCTCTCCGCCCGAAAGCCATATATTGTAGCCACTATGTTTTCTGGCTGCAACCAATATATCACGTACAGGCTTATCCCCTGTCTTGTTGGTAGGATAAAAGCAATAATCACATTTTGCATTGCATTTGCCGGTGATATCCACAATCACTGATTGGTAAGTATTGGCAATTCGCTGATACCCAAAAGTATCCAAAAATCCTTTGTGTACCTCAACAATGTCAACCTGTTCACCATGGACTGGACATTCAGACAATATATTTAGTCCCGTAACCTGTGCAGGAATGACAGCGTAGCACTTGGCGCACATTGAAAAAGTATTTCTCATGGAGTAGCCTTTGTTTCGTAATGGAACGACATTATTATATGTTGCAATGTTGTCCACTTAGGAGAATAAAGAGTAACCCCGGTCAAAACTCCATTATACATGTTAGTGCTGAGTGTAGCGTCAGCCGCAGGCGCCACAGCATACCCTACTGCGGAATAGGGGAGGGAAAACTTCGTCGTCCCCGCCCTTGAAGCTGTGAAGGCTGTGGAATGGACTTCTATCGTCCCTATGACTTCCTGGCCGAGCAGGGCCGCCCGGCCGGTAACTGTCGGGGGGGTAGGGCCTGTTGACAAGTTGGAATAAGTGACCGTCCACGTCGTATAATGATTGAAAATATTTATGCAAGAATGGTTGAGAAACGCTATGTCGGGTTTGCTGGTATAAGGGTTCCCACCCTCTACCGGCCCGTAACAAGACAAGGGCATTTTAGTAAAAGCCTGCAGAATCACCGGGCAAAAGATGACGCATATCAAAATTGCAGGCCAGTTATTTTTTAGATACTTGATCATGAAGGCGTTACCTTTTGGCCATTCCATTCAAAATTGACCATAGCGGCCACATCGGCATAAACGGTTATGTTATCCCCAGGCAAAAGATTCACCGGAACCGAAGCCGCGTAAGGGGTGTTTCCCGTTGGCTGGATAGGCACTGCATCAAAATCTATCGCTGCAACGCCGATTGCTGCCGGGGTACGAGTTACCGTAATGTAATGGACAACCGTATCTATATTAGATGCCCTCAAAACTCCCCCGATAACCGCCGTTACCCCTGTGGCGGGAACGGTGTAGGATAATGGCGCTCCCTTGACCGGCAAGACCTGAAAGGGGATTATCTGAATAGGCGTTACCATGGGGCCTCCGCTAATTTGATTTCCAGGCTTTCGATCTTTTTATTTAATCGATCTATTTCCCCTTGGTAGTCAATGACGCTGGCAAGCCGTATTTCAAAATAGTCAATTAATGTTTGGAACGCGGCATTAGTATCCGTCCCCTGCTTTGCAAAATACATATACCATAAGGGATTAGGCTGTATCGGGTTGCCCTGTGCATCTTGCCCTAAAGGGTTCACTATCGGCGCATTTCGGACGAAATTAGCCATGGACATAAGCTCCGAATATTGCTTTTTTAACCGGGTCGGATATAGCTATCTGGAATATCCTCCCCGGCTGAATTTTGCCTAGTTGCCTATATTCAAGGATAGTTTCACGCTTGCCGATATTGCCCAAGTCCCGCAAGTAATCACTCGACCAGGTAGCGCCGCCGTCATCTGACCACGTTAGCGCGGCAGTAGGCTCGACAATCGGACCGGACACATTCACATTCGGATTCGTGTATCCGGAACCACCGTTGGTGACTGTGACGGAACTAAGCTGACCGTTGGCGATCACCGGGGTCAGAATAGCCCCGATGCCTGCATCCCCGGACAATGTTATCTGTGGAGGGTCGATATAGTCACTGCCGGGATCGTCAACGATGATATTATTTATCGCGCCTGCCAGCACGACGGCCCTGCATATAGCAGGATGATTCGGGGCCAATGTCCCTACTCCCGTTTCGCAGTCAATCCTTAACCGGGGGATTGTCGCCATGTTCATGTTCGCGCTTTCAAACAAAACAGGCGCTCGACGGACGCTGATAATGGGATTGCCGAAGTCGGTAAGGTACTGGTCGCTCATTTCGTAGACATTGCCATTAACGGGGTCTGAAACGTAATGCTTGCCGTTGTAATCACAATAGGACTGCGCAACATGCCGGTTAAACTGGTAGGCGGTTGTGTTCGCTGTTGACCGTTCATGCCACATTTTAGTCATTAAGTCATAAACAAAGGTCGCGTTGCCCGTGGGGAAAGTGAACCAAATGAATATATGACCGTTAGCGCTTTGCACAAAAGCAAAAGCATCCGATATATCAGAGAATTGCTGAATCTGGTAAGTTATGTCTGGCGGAGATATGATTTTAGGAACGAAGCCCGTTATCTCGAATACCCCCCCGAACTGTGGGCCGCTTGCGGTTCTCATGTTCCCAAGTCCGAAAATGCTGCTCCCCGCTCTGACGATCGATGCCCCGCATGGGGTCCCGAAATCAAATACCCCCCCGGGGATACGCATGAACGGGAAGCCTTGGGAAGTCGGCACGGCGGCATCCGCCCACAATTCCGAGGTATATTCCTTGATAATGAATAGTTGGTTCTGGACGTTCTGCAATGACTTTATCTTATCAGGAGCCCCTTCAACTGGCGAATAGGCAAGCGATGAATATATAGTCCCGTTCTCAAGATCAGAGGCATAAACTGTCATTCCGTCCGTATCGGAGCCTATGAAATACCCATCGATGAATGTGACATTCCCTATATCGTTGGCGAATCCTGCAGCCGACAATACCCCGGTAGTAACATTGTAAATGTACCCTGCTGTCCCTCCATTGACGATTATTAACTGATCTCCCCCGATTCCTTGGGAATTAATGCCATTGTCCGACATGTATGTGGGGTGATTAGACGGCACGATCCCTTTATGGACGCCGGTAATCGGTCCGTCTGCACTCCTTGAATAGAGGGTATCCCCTGCAACTAAATAATGCACCCCGTTAAAAACATTCTGAGCGTTTACTGGAGCCCCGTTGGGGGTGGTAAAGGCAAGATTGAGTCCTGGAGTCCCGTAAAGTGCGATCTTGTCCTTCGCCCCTCCGCTATCCAATTCCGGGTAGAAATTGACGCATCTCTGGTTAGAGAACTTGCCGAACTTAGCGAAATATGTCCCGCCGCAGAAAGGGATCTTCAAGCGTATTCTCCAGACATGATGTTGAACCGCCCTTTGTTGGTATCCGTCGGGAAGTTCATATCTCCCGAGGCAATTTTTTTGAAGTTCAGGGTTTCGACTGCGCGTTCCGATCTGCGCGCCATTTTCAGCACTGTGGCAAAAGACTTATCATCCATTACGGGAAATTCAGGGTAAAGGCGTTCCGTCAGGTTCCAGATAATCAACGAATAATAGACAGGAAGGAAGGTCACAACATCCGTCAATGCTGAGAATTCCTTCAATGCCTGTTGTTCCCCTAGATAGATCGTATAGGCAATATCAGGGATAGGATAAAGCTGGACAGTCCCCGTCCCAACGGCCTGCTGAGGCGCCCCCGTTGCATAATACAACCGTAAAGGCGTTCCTGTAGTTATTGCTTTATCGTTGATGCTGTTGAATTGCCCAAGTGAAAGTATTTCTAAAGGGTAATCGGCGTTGGCCGGATCTCTTACGAAAGCATCTGTTATGTCCATCGGTCTGACCCCAGTGAGGTCCGCTCCGGAAGGTCCGATAGTGTAAGATGATTTGCCGCCTGTAAGCGTGAAGGACTGCATGATTGAGCCCATGCACATAAGCGTTGAGGCACTGAGCTCATCCAGCATGATATTCAATTCGGTAAGGGCGTTGCTCATCTCCGTCGCGTCGGTATTGATCCCCCTGGTAGCCACCTGGAGCTTACTAAACACCCTGTTCAATATGTCAGATACCTTGAGAATCATTTCTTTACCTTGGCTTTACGGGCTTTGAGGCTTTTCACTTTCGGGATGATTACACGCTTTTTTTTTCAGCCGGTTTTTCTTCTTTCGCTTCCGCGTCCAGTCCTTTCTGGACTTCCGGCGCACCCTTTGGGCAATGTTCATCGGTTGTCAAGAACCCCCCGGGGTAGACCTTGATGTCGGTGATAGGCGGAGTCGGAGCGGGTGGCGTCTCCGCTAGCTGTGCATCAAGCTGTTGGCTAAGAGTCGGCGCTGCGGCTTGTGCTTCGAGTCTCTTGACGATTTCGTTCCACTTCTCGAACTCGGCAATGGCTGCAGTCAGTTTTTCTCTTGCCTGAGCAAGCCCGAGGGCATCCCCTTTTTGCTGGCCGGTGCGATCTGTTGACCATCCTTCATCAATAGCAGCGTTCATTTCGGATTCAGTCTGAACTATGCGATGGTCCCCTCCGTTATAAAGTGCTTTCGGAAATTCGTTCATGGTTTACCTTTCTTTACGGCATTTTTGATATGCTTCTTGCGTTCCAGTTTTGGTTTCGGGGCTTCCTGAGCCTTCACTTTTGGGATTTTTATTACATGAGTTTTCATTTCTTCCCGCCTTTCTTCTTTTTCTTTGGGGCCTTTCCCGTGGCAAGAGACTTGCCGGTTTGCGCCTGGGCTATTCGTGCCGCCTTGCCGGGATCGCCGGTTTCCTTTTTGATCGCTTGATAAATCTCTTCAACTTTGGTTCCTTTTGGGCTCATGGGGTCTCTCCGAATACCATCCGCTCGATGCAGATAATCGCATTGGATGAGGTTACATTCACGACTGTAACCGTGCTTATCCCTGGGCCGGGGACATCGACCCTGGATGTGAATATCGGCATGTAGGCTGTGGAATCAGAATCCCAATACCTTTTGACAGTCACCCCGTTATAGGATGCGTCCGTGGCCGTAAAGGAAATAGCTGTCGTATTTACTACTGAATAAGTCGCCGTCCCGCTGGCGCTTACGGTATCGCATCTTGCCCAGGTAAGGCCGGTTGTAGAATTGCGGATAGGGGCTATGCTTTGGAACCATTCCCCGCCTGTAGAATCCTTTGCTATCGGGCCAAAAGCGAAGGATGAAGAACAAAATGCCAATATGGCTACAACCGCGAAAATCAATGCTCTCATGGTGCTATCTCCTTATACCAGATTGTCCCGGCGACATTCACTTGCCCGAAAGCCTCGTTGACGGCCTGGACTACTCCCGGCCATGATTCGCAATAATCATGCCCGGCTATTACCTTCTTCGCTTTCGGCAGCCAGTTTTTAATATCCTTCTTACATCCTTCATAGGTATGCTCGGCATCGATGAATACCATATCTGCCGGTTGAATATCGTATGCTACGTTATGCGCGGCATCTTCCGTATCGGCCTTGATGACCCTCAGATTTGAATACCCTTTGACGTTTTCCATGAATGTCGAAAAGACATCTTCATCTTTGGCAAGCCGTTCAAGAACCCCATTTGATGCCGGGTCATGCCCTTGCCAATTATCAATAGCCGTCACAGATCCTTTACACCCTTCCAGCAAGGCAACTGTACTTCTCCCCTTCCATGATCCCAGTTCAATTATGCTATCCGACTTCAATGCCTGGGAATGCAGCCATTCCAGCTCATCGCGGGCCATAAACCCGTCGATTTGAGCGGCCTTCATCGCCCCATCAAGGCGGCCGGCTTCTTTCATTATGTATGTGTGGAAATTGCCTTCAAACGACTTGGCCCCGTAATGTATGAAATCAATATCGGGGATTGCCCAGGTTTTACCACCCATTTCAGTCCATAGATGGCAGAATCCGTAATCATCCCCGTAGAAACGGTTGTCTTTAATGTAAAGCCCGAATAGATTGAAACGTTTTTCTCCCCCATTCGCATCTATATACTCCAATTCAGGATATTGCGCCTGCATCTTTTGGATAACTTCTCTTTTGATCCGCATAAACCCGGTTGGGAGGTTTTCAGCCTCTACAATGCCATTCTCAATGGCTATCTTGCCGTCTGCTACCTTGAGAATCACGGGCCATTCGATAGGTTCTTTCCTTTTGGGATAGATGCCTGCGATAACGTCAACATCATAGTTGAATATTTTGCTGACGGCCTCTAAGGGGAATCCCACATCATCGTCTATAAAAAGCAGGTCGGTACAATCCGACTGCATGAATTTCGCTATTAAGTTGTTCCTAGCCATCGAAATGTAAGGGCATCCCGTTTCAAATTTGATTTCATACGGGATATTGTTAAGAAAAAAGACCTGTTGGAGATGCAGAAGGCCTATAGTACAAGGGACTTTCGTAGCCCCTTCATGAGCGGGGATAGCGACAAACACTTTGAAGTTCGTTGGGTTTTGATTTACCTCTTCCGGCATACAGTAGCCTTTCTTGACGCTTAGGATTTTAGGCGAGGCGGCCTCAAACGGGCCGCCTCCGGAATAGGAATTGTTTCTACGAGCCCTTGATGTAGCTCGTAACAGCGAGGGTGTTCTGAACTTCATTGGAAAAGTTCAGCAAGGAATTGTCGCTCAACCTTATACGGTTGGCGACCCAGTTTGCCGTCCCAGGGCCAACAGCCTGGAATGCGCCGATAGTATAAACTTCGGCAGGGGGGACAATAGCCGCGCTGGTGATGTTTTCAAAGGTTAGCGACAAGGTATTTGCCGCCGAAATCCGAGCGCCGCCGAGGGTAATCCCTTGGGTATGAGACGGCTTGTTGACAACAACGGTTGCGGGGCTGGAGTTGACCCAGTTGAGACCCAGGATGGTGAAAGTCTGTTCGGCCGTGGTGTTGGCTGCAACAGATGACGGAGTAAGATATACCTGCTGGACAAGCAGCGGATGCTGAGGCGATTGCTGAATCATCGTTACCCCGAGGATTTCCGCGGTGGGGGTAAGTGATCCGGCAGTCGGGTTGACCCATGCCACATAGAGGGTGTTTGCAGCGCTTACTCTCTGCCCTGCTATCCCGAGTGCCTGGGTAGTCGGTTTCTGGATGCCGATGGCAATATCGGTAGACAGGACGCCATTGATTGTAACAGACTGCTCGGCGGTTGTGATAGATGCAACGGTAGTGAAAGCATCGGTCACTCCATAATTAACAACATCCGAAATGGCAGGCAGGGTATTCAGCCCCAGGATGGTGTATGTATCGGATGCAGTCGGGGTGACTGCCGCTGCGGTCGGGTTCGCAAAGGTAATAGCGATTTGGCCGTTTGCCGGGATTCGGACGTTGCCGATGAAAAGCCCGGCATCCTGTACGGCTTTATTGACCATTGCGACCATTCCGAGTTGCAGATTGAACCCGCCGGAGAAGGTTACTACAGGAGCGGCGGTGTATCCTTCCCCCATGTGGGTAAGGGTAATCCCCGCGAGAGTTCCCCCGGAAAGAATAGCTACCGCAGTTGCCCCGCGACCAGTAATATCGCCAGAAGCATTGGTAAGAGTGACAAGAGGCGGGACTTGGTATCCGGCGCCGGCAGCGGTTACGTTATAGCCCACAACCTGCCCCGCTGAATTGATAATGGCGGTTGCGGCTGCAACGGTAGTCGGCGCGAGGGTGAATACTTGCTCGCTCGTTTTGCCGGCCGCGACGCTGGCGGGGGATAATGTCTGCGAAATGGTGGATATCCCTCTGACGATAACTACGTTGTAGTTCTGGTTGGTAGGGGTAAGGGTCGCCCCGGTTGTGTTGGAAAAGACGGCGGCAACAGTGTTCGCCGCGCTTACCCGCCCCCCGTGGATGCCGAGACCCGCTTGGAATGCCGCGGGCTTGTTGATCGCCGCTACAAAATCGGTAGTGAGTACCCCGTTGCCTGCTGTAGTGCCGATGGTCATAGTTTTTTCAGCGGCGGTTAATTGTGCGACCGTTGCGGGAGTGACGGTCTGTTGGTATGTAACGATTTGCCCCGCATCCTGCGGCTGAATAGTCGTTTGAGCGGGGGAACTCCGTCGCGCGATGGGAACGCCTGAAATGGCGAATCTTGCAGTGGAGCCGCTGGTAAGCGCGACCCCATCCGGATTCCCATCATGAAGAATCTGCTTGTCGGAAGTTTGAACAGTAGCCATGTTATTATCTCCTCTTTACTACTTATTGGCTTAAAGTTGAATTGCGTATAAAAACGGGCAGTTATCTACCTTGTGACCCTACAACTTAATTTCGGCCGAATTGCCGCCCATCCGTACAGGATGTCGATTCGGGAGACGTACCGCATGTTGATCAGGTCATAGCCCCGGAGGAACCGCATCGAAATGCCGTCCATCGTGGCGCGGTATGCCATATCCATGCCTTTCGGCAGTTCCAGGTCGGCAGTGACGAAAGCATAAGCATTCTTGTGGAATACCAAGTTCTGCACGTAGCTTGTACTGGCGGCGCCGGTCAGGATGTTGATGCCGATATTGTCGGCGGCCAATGCTGAAACGTTCTGCATGCCAGCTATGGGGAATGCCGGGCCGGTGATGCCGGGATTGATGTAGAACAGTATTTTCCCGTTGGTATCAGAAGTATAGTTGCCGTCGATTAACCCGGTCCCCGGGTTGACTGCCGGGTTCGGGATAACGACGAACTGCTGGAGTTGATCGGGAAACAGGGCTTTTGTCTCGGGGTGGACGCTGTAAATGCCGGTGATGGTGAATACTGTGCCGGGGGTTACGGTGGCAGTGCTTGCCGTCCATCCGCGAGTCGCCAGCGTGCCGGTAACATTGCCTGCCGACTGTTGGCTGGCACCATCGACGACCGCGGTTGCAAAGCCGAGGTTATTCCCGCTGGTGTGGACCGGGAGCAGATCGTTTTCATACCACTGGAACCCGGAACCCTCGGTAATCCTCCCTTGTTTGAACTGCTTGCCGATTACGTCGGGCGGATTCATGAGGTTCTGGAGGCCGGTGACCATGGCGCGGCTGGTCGGGGAGTCGATAATGGCTACCCGTTGCCGGTCCTGGGGGCAAAGCGAGCGGTTCAAAAGGACTTTGGCTGCCATGAACGGGTCTTGAGTTGTCGGAGTGACGGAGGCTGTGCCTGCAAACTGGTAAGTCTGCTGATACATGGCTTTCGCAAACCGGCTTTCCAAGGTGGAAGCCGCTACACTCATCGAAGGCTCGATATATCTTTCCGTAAAGTCTTCGATAGCAAGAGTCAGGTCAACGTCGGGGAAGTTCATGTCAGCGCCGCCAACGGTCGAACACGGCAGCACGACAGTTTGTTCCATGGTGTCCTGAATTATGGCGGTGGTGCCGTCGCGCCATGTCGGCTCGACGGGGAGACGGATTTGGAGTTGCGGGCCGATTTTGCCGTAAGCAACGGACGCGCCGGTCTCTGCAAAGCGGCTATCGTATTGCCTGTCGCAATTCCCGATTATGTTCAGTTTCGCGTGAAGGATCGGAAGCGCCTTCCGCAAAATCATCTGGCTGGTTATTCTGGTAGAGGCCATCGTTTCATTCTCCTATTATAGCCCCGCCCTTTTGCCCTTCTAACGTTTGTACTTCGCTGCTTCTTGTGCGAAATACTGGGCATCGGATACTTCGCCTGTTATGTTTCCCGATGTCCCGCCTACAGTGTTAATGGGCTCAGGGGCGTTGCTTATTTTGTTGGTGATTGTGGGTTTAACAGTAAGTTTTGCCTCGATCTTGCCCAACTCACGAGCTATGCGGTTTGGAGGCAAGGCGCTTAACTTTGCCGCCTCCGTCCGGTTGTCTGATAAAAACCGGATAATTTCAGCCGGGGATTCCGATTGCATTACTTCCCCCAGGAGATTCCCTGATATGGGGTAGCTGGTATCGGAAAAGAACGGAAGGTAACGGAAGTCGGGGTCGTCTTTCGCCGCCTCATCGACCTTGGCGGAGAATGTCGTCAGTATTTGCGCCTGGGCGGTCTGCGCTTCGTCTGCCTGCCGCCTGGCGATTTCCCTGTCTCGTTCCTGCAGAAGGTCAAACTTGATCCTTGCAGTTATGTATTCTCGGTCTTTTTCTCTAAATTCCCTTTCGGCGGCTATGTAGAGCGCGGCATCCTCGAATGAATCAGGATCGGGGGGGGTAGGTGGTGCCGGGGGAGTTCCCGTCCCGGTAGGCACTGTCTTTACAGGTGCCTTTCGCGCTTCTTCCAGTTCGACTTTAAGCCAGGCCGCCTCTTGTTCAATAGAGACCCTTTGGGCTATTTCTCTTTCCGCACGTTGCCGTTCGGCTTCGCGTTGTGCTGTGAGTTGGTGGATTCTTTTTTCAGCCCCGGAAGGTTCCGCCCCTGTTGATCCCTCGGTATTTTCTGGAGTTGGTGAAGGGCCGCCCTCTGTCCCTTCTGTTGTTGCGGGCTGTGCAGGCTCGCCGCCTGTGGGTTCTGCCGGTGCCGCCCCGGCGTTATCGGTAGTGGTTCCCGAGACTTCGTTCTCGAATTTAGGCTCATTTTCGTCTGACATTTTGCTTAATCCTTTCTTATTTTATTTCAGCATCTCTTTCGCATGCCTAAGTGCCTCGGCATCCGATTTGGCAACCTTGATTATCTTGCCGTTTGCCCCCCACTGGTGGACCGTATGCCCGTTATCGGCCTTCTCAATGGTTACGGACTTCGGCTCAACATATTTCGGCGTGGGGATAACTTCCGTGCCTTTGTGGTGCTTTGCTGCTTTCTTTCTCATGATGTTTCCCCTTTCGGCAAATAAAAAAGGCGGCATTGCCCCCCTGTTTGCACAGCTGGCAATGCCGCCTCTCGGTTTAGGATAAAGGCTGTTATTCGGTTGTCAAAGATCGGTTACGTGATTAATCTCCACTTTCCGGGGGACCCCATTGGCAAAATGAACCGTTATTTTGCCGTGGAATCCGTCTTTAATCAACTTCTTAAT